GTCCGATTTGTAGTAGCATAGACCTTTTTTCAACAACGTCCCTCGAAATGTCCTAGTGTTTGTATATTTGTGGGGACAAAAACAAAAAAACATGGCAATATTAAGTTTAGAAGAGTTTGGGGTTTCCATTGGAATGTCCTATGATACAGTTAAGAAGAATGCGCAGCGTGGTAACATTGTGAAAAATTCGGATGGAAAAGTTGACACCGACAACCCAAAGAATAAAGTGTTTTACGACAAGAAAAAGGCGCAATTGTCTTTAAAGCCATCGAGTGGTGCTGGTGTTAGTGCGGAAAAAAGTAAAACTGACAAGCCAACGGGATTGACTGGTTCGCAAAAAGTTTACGCTGATTTAGATTTAAGAACTAAGATTGCTACTGCTGAGGCAAAGGAGCGTGAGAATGAGATAAAGCGTATTCAATTGGAAAAACAAGCGGGAAACCTTTTGCCAGTTGATTTGTGTGAAAAGATTATAGTTATAAATGTACAAGCTATTTTAAAGAGTTTCCAATCGGAACGGGAAAACATGACTAGGATATTTATTGAGCGTTTTGGGGGAAATAGAAAGGATTTAGTAGAGATAAATACGGCATTGGATAAAATCATGGATGTTGCTATTTCTAAGGCGGAAAAGGATGCTTTTGTTGAAATTGACAATGCAGTTAACGAGTATCAAGATTTGAGAAGTCGAGGGCAACGAAATTAATTTTAAAAAATGTTGTAATTTATTTGCAACATTGATACTAAATGTTATATATTTGCTACATCAAAAAACAATAACAATTTAAAACTTTAAAATCATGGAAAACACAACTTACATTTTCGTTCCTAATTTCAGTTCAAACAGAACTGCATTCCTTTCAAAATTAGTAGAGAGAACAGAAAACAATTTTCAAAACAAAGATGCTAGTGGAATATATCCAGTAGCTCCTTTTGAGTTTTGGGAAAATGAAGGTAAAATGTATTCAGAAAATCCAAACTGTGGGATGGTTTACAAATTAATTCCTGTCCCAAATTGGTTTACTGAAAATCATTTAAATATAATTGCTTGCAGAATTCAATCAGAATTGGGTAAAAATTACGGCATGGGTTCTGAATTAAGAGCATTGAAGGCCAACAGAGAAGAACTTATTTTAGCTACTATTCAAAAACTAGAAGTTGATTTAAATGAAGACCCAGAGCAAGGTTATAAAAAATCAATGTCTGAATCTATAAAAGATACTCAAAGATGGAGAGAGTTTTATCAAAAAACTAATGGTAATGTTGCTCCAAACAATTCATTATAATGAGAAGTTTATGTTATTCAGTAAGGCTTTCGAGCCTTACTGTTATATCTGACAAATGCTACAAAGCCACTGCTTTTGACGGTAGTGAAGCATTAATTCCAAAAAGTCAGGTATTCGGGCAAGATTATAGCGTACAAAAAAGCGAAGCGTATTGGATTAGTGAATGGATTTTGAAACAAAAAGACTTGCAGTATTCAGGAAAAAAACAAGCCACATTTGACAGCGTTACCAGAAAAGAAGTTCCGGTATGGATTGTCGAAAAACACGAACCTACAAAAATAGATCCTTTAGAAAATAATACTATAAACGAACTGAAACGATGATTAGTCTACCTTTACTTCCGCAACAAATTGAGGTTAAATCAAAGTTTATCGAAAATAAAATAGGTGCTTTATTTATGAAACCCGGAACGGCTAAAACAAGACCAACAATTGAACTAGTAAATTCTGTTAAAGATGTAGATTTAGTAGTTTGGATTGGTCCATTAAGAAGCATAAAACCATTAAAAGATAGTAATTATCCCAGCATTATTGACGAAATAAATAAATGGGGAGGGTTCAATTGCCCGAACGTGGTGTATATGGGTATTGAAACTTTGCAGTTATCTGACCGCAGTTATTTGCAATTATACAAACAAATTTCAACTGCTTGGCGGTGCTTTTTGGTAGTTGATGAAAGCATCAAGATGAAAAACTTTGAAGCCAAACGCACGCAACGAATGCTCACGCTTGGCGCAATGGTGGAATATAAGTTGATTTTGAACGGAACCCCGATAACAAAAAACTTATTGGATTTATGGAGCCAAATTCATTTTCTTTCGCCTTTAATTCTGCGAATGGATTATGCGGAATTCAAACAGACGTTTTTGAAATATACCAAAATAACTAAACATTCAGGCGGTTACGGACGAAGTTATGTCAAGGAATTCATCACAGGAATTGAGAACATTGACTATCTCTATTCGCTGATCGGGGAATATATTTTTGAGTGTGATTTGAATTTAGAAATCAAGCAGTATTGGAATAATTATAATTATACGCTGTGCGATGAAACTAAAGATGAGTACAATTATCTAAAAGAAAAGTATCTTGACGATAAAACATTGGAGGAAAAGAACAATAACATTTTTCTTGAAATGACCCAAAAGATGCAGCACACGTATTGCTGTACCGAAAACAAGTTTGAAGTTTTACGCAAACATTTTGAAACTTATCCAGAAGAAAAGCATATTATTTTTTGTAAGTTCATACGTTCACAAGAGGAAGTGAAAGCCGCTTTCCCGAAAGCACAGGTTTTGAGTTATCAAAAGGAATCAATGAGTTTGAACTTGCAGAACTATCCTTATACTATTTTTTGGGATAAAAACTTTGATTGGGGACTTCGAGAACAGGGAAGTTTCCGCAATTATAGAACAGGAAACCTAGAAGATTGTTATTATTGGGATATGACTGGAAATGTAGGGCTTGAATCGTTGTTTGACAAAAACGTGAAAGCCAAAACAAGTATGGTAGAATATTTTAAAAAAGTAGGTAGAGAAAATTTAAAGAAAGAGTTATGACAGTTTATGAAGCTTCGCAGGAACGACTTCGGATTTTATTTGAAGAGTTCGATAATATTTATGTTTCTTTCTCTGGAGGAAAAGACAGCGGTGTACTTTTGAATTTATGTATCGATTATATTCGCGAGCATCAATTGGATAGAAAAATTGGCGTGTTTCATTTGGATTATGAAGCTCAGTACAAAATGACGACCGATTATGTGAATGAAACTTTGGCAGCCAATGCTGATATATTAGAAATCTATCGGTGTTGTGTTCCGTTCAAGGTTTCGACTTGCACCTCGATGCACGAGAATTACTGGCGACCTTGGGAAAAATCGAAACAAGATATTTGGGTTTCGGAATTGCCAAAGGATTGCTATACTGAAACTGATTTTGATTTCTACAAAAAAAATATGTGGGATTATGAATTTCAAGAGAAATTCTCACTTTGGTACCATCGATTGAAAAAAGCCAAAAAAACGGCTTGTTTGGTTGGCATTCGCACACAAGAAAGTTTGAACCGTTGGCGTGCCATTCATAGCGATAAAAACTACAAGAATTATCAAGGGATCAAGTGGACAAAGGAAATGTATTTGAACGTTTACAATGCCTATCCTATTTTTGATTTTTCAACAAAAGATGTTTGGACAGCTAACGGAAAATTCAATTGGACCTACAATAAATTATACGACATTTTCTATATGGCAGGAGTTGGAATAGAACAGCAACGTGTGGCCAGTCCTTTTTTATCGACTGCCCAGGATAGTTTGAAACTATATCGAATAATTGAGCCCAACACTTGGGGTAAATTATTGAGCCGTGTCAATGGTGTTAATTTTACAGGAATCTACGGAGGAACTACCGCAATGGGTTGGCATTCTATAAAATTGCCTACTGGTCACAGTTGGGAAAGCTATATGTATTTTCTATTATCGACTTTGCCTGAAGAAACAAGGGCAAATTATTTGGAAAAACTTTCGACTTCTGTAACTTTTTGGAAAGAAAAAGGAGGTGTTTTATCGAAAGAAACGATTCAGAAATTAAAAGCTGCAGGAGTAAAACTTGAAATAAAAGCAAGTACCAATTATCAAACATCAAAACTACCTGTTATGATGGATTATATTGATGAAATTGATATATCCGAAGCAAAGGAAATTCCAACCTACAAAAGAATGTGCATTTGTATAATGAAAAACGACCATTTGTGTAAGTATATGGGTTTCACGCTCACAAAAAACGAAATGGCAAGACGAAAAAATATAATGGCTAAATATCAAAATTTATTATGAAAAGTCCAGTTTACAATGTTTTGGCTGTGCCAATAGACAAAATAAGAGCAAACAGCTACAATCCAAACAGCGTGGCACATCCTGAAATGAAACTTTTAGAAACTTCTATTTGGGAAGATGGCTACACGATGCCAGTGGTGTGTTACTACATTGCGCAGGAGGATATGTATGAGATTGTCGATGGATTTCACAGATATACTGTTTTGAAAACTTCAAAAAGAGTTTTTGATCGTGAAAAAGGATTGCTTCCGGTGGTTGTTATTGACAAAGATGAAAGTAATCGAGTGGCTTCGACCATTAGACACAATAGAGCTCGTGGTTCTCACGATGTGGAATTAATGAGCAACATCGTTTCGGAACTTACCAAAGCAGGAATGAGCGATGCGTGGATTATCAAGCACATTGGAATGGATGCTGACGAGATTTTAAGATTAAAACAAATATCAGGATTAGCAGAATTATTTAAAAACAACGAATTTTCAAACGCAAAAGAAGTATGAAAGACCAGAACAAAATGGATGCAATTATTAAAAAGTGGACACAATTATTATAGTGGATATGGAAAAATGGCAAAAAGAAATTCAAAAGCTCGAAGAATTGAGAATTGAATTAAAATTGAATTTTAATTATTTGGAAAAAATAAGTGGAATTAATCGGGGTCAATTAAAAAAGATTTTTGAAATGAAAACAATACCTAGTTTGAAATTGTTTTTAACTATTCAGGATGTTATTTTAAATTTGGTTTCTGAAACAAAAAGCAAATCTAATTTTGAAAAATGCGATTGTAAAATAATAAACGGACTTTTGCGACGTGGGAAATCAAATCCAAAATGTGAGTTGACAAAAGAGCAACACGTTTTTTGATTTTGCTTTTCGGGGATTGCGCCCCAACGTTTTGTGGCTATGCGATGTTGCCGAAAGTAAGCGAAAACATTTGATTAAACAACAAATAAAACAAGTACAAAATAAACATTAAATAACTCCCGAAGTGGCAATATTGTGTAACCACTGTTATCACTTCGGCTTAATTCACAATATAATGACAAAATTTGAAGGCTTTTTAATTGACAAAGGATATATAATGTTTGCGTTTAATGCTAAAAAAATGAAGTATTACAAACCAAAAGCACATATTATTTCTACAATGGTAAATTTAGGACACATTTACATTCATAATTCAGACACTAATTTATTAAATAAAATACAACAAGGGAAAAGTGTAATGGAAGATGATTTCACTTGGGAAGACAGGAAGAACGAAATAGTTTTTGGATTGCGAGAAAAAGACAAACCACCTACTTTAATAAGTCCACGACCAAGAATAAAAGTAAAAAGATTTAGAACTATAAGTGAAAAACAAGTTGAAGTTTTAGAAGATGAAAAATTTGACGATAGTATGAATATAGTTTTATCAAAAATAGATTTTGAAGAAATATTTAAAGCGATGTATGATAATTCAATTTGTTTTGATTTCGATTTAACATAAAGTTCTTCAAAAGCTGAGTGATAACGGCACTCCGCTTTGCGTTCGGGCGGGAAATCGAAGCACAAAACTTTCAATTAACAATGAATATTAACCGAAGCACAAAACTACACATCAGCACTAAACCCCCTCTTTTGGGTGTATGCTGTTATAGCCAGTGCTTTCTTCGTAAATTTGTAAACAATTAAAAAACATCAATATGATTATCCTTTAGCGTTATGGGGAAACGGAAAATTTGAAGTCTTAAAAGCGTTTTACGAAAGTAAAGGCAAAAACTTTGAGGCAATTTGTTTAATTGAAAAATTTGAAAGCAAAAACCATTACGAAAGAACTATAAACGATACAGAAGAAATTGGAATTAAAAGACCAAATACTTATGGAGTTTGGAAACACGCAAATTGTATCGGTTGTTTAAAAGCAGGACAACAACATTGGTATTGTGTTTATGTTCACGATTACGAAGTATTCCAGATGGGTAAAGATGCCGAAGAAATAATAAAACATTCGTTTGGAAAAGAATTTTTAAAAGATGTAGAACCAAAATTTAAAAGAATGAAAGAAATAGGTATTCCCGCAAACGAACATATTGACAGAGGAACGTTTTGGAAATCAGCAAAACATTATTTAAAACAATCTACGGAAGATTTGTTCCCTTGTGAGTGTTTCACGTAGCATTAACCCTAACAAGCGGGCGCTAGGCGCAGGCGTTTTGCGCTTGCGCTTAACGTCGAGTTGGGCGCAGTGCCCGCTTGTTGGGGCGTCCCCTTTTCGGGGATTGCGCCCCAACGTCCTGTTGCTTGGCATTT